TTACCTGATGGTAACGTTGAACCTGTGTACGCAGTACCAATTGACACGTTAGAAATATTTATTTCTTCTACTGGTGTAGTTCCAAGTACAATCCTTAACGTGTTGTCGTCTGGATTATCTTTTCTCCATGCCATTTCTTTTTCTAATGTTTCACTTGGATATTCAGATGGAGCTGCATAAATACCCGGTGACCCATTAGCAAAACTTCTTTCTACTACGATTTCATTTACTGCAACGGCTGTACCTGCTGTACCACCAACTGCTAGTAAACCAACCGCCATTTGTGGGTTTAAACCAAAAGCTCTAAGCATACTATATGGAGATTTTAAAACTGTAAAGAATCTTCTCCATTTAGCTGACTCTGAATTTAAATGTTCAATTTTATCAAACAACCAGTCTCTAAAGTTCTTTATGTCTTGGTATAGGGTAATTGGGGAACGCACTATAGCCATTGGAACTTTTTTAAGTCCTGCGATACTTCTAACTTGAGCTGCTAGTCCTAGAACAATTGCTCCAATTGACGCTCCAACTGAGTACCAGTAGTATGTTTGTAAAAATTCTAGATATTCTATTACCATTGTGTAGGTAATAATGTAGTTAAAGTATGCAATTTCTATTGGTGCAATACTCCACCACAAATCTACTGGGTTTACAACTGTAGTAGCTAAGGCACTAATACCACCTACGACTGCTGTAAACGTAAATATTCCAGCAAGTATATTTGCTGCTTTTTTTAATTTATTTTTTAGGTTAAGTTTTTTCATTGTTTCTCCTCTAACTATAGTATTCCCCAGCAACAAGCATAAATGTAACTAGAAGCCCTAGTAAAATACTTATTTTTATTAAGATTTCTGCTGTCATAATTTTTAATGCTGTTGCTTTTCATGGGACTAGGGAGCCTTCTTTACTCCGTACAATAAAGTTGGCTCCCCCTCCGTATTTGGACTATCCCATAATTACTGTTACCTGTAATTATTATACTATTAAAATGATATATATAAAAATTTTAACTTTATAATACTAATATATATATATATAAAAGATATCTAATCCCCCCCTGCCACCCTAATTATAACATATATTTTTAAAAATAGAAAACTTTTTTAGCGGGTAATTTACTTTGTAGCGGGTTTTCCCCGCTAAGGAACTGTTTTCCCGCTAAAGTTTACTTTTAAATCACTTATTTTTATAGTATAATGTTTATATGTTTAAATGGAAACGTAGAGAAAATAAACAAAAAAATAAAAAAAAGTTTAAAGACTATACAAATAATAAAAAGTCTGTTACACTATTAGGAGAAATAATTTTTAGGAGAAAAGATAATGATAAATCTAAAAAGATTAAAAAACGCTTTTAAATCTACAGTTACAGCGTATGCACACTGTGATGTACCTTGTGGTATTTATCAACCTGACGATGCTGTACAAGCAGCTGATACAGCAATCAAAATGGTAGAATTTATTTTAGAAGCATACGAAAAAGAAGACTCTATTGAAAAAGCAAATGCTATCCCTAGATATGTTGCACAGAAAGAAGAACATGCAAAAATAGCCAAAGAAACAATAGTTGGTATCTGGACAGACTACTTTAAGCCGGAACATATAGAAAAATATCCAGAGCTTCATGAGTTGGTTTGGAAAGTAGGAAAACTAGGCTCACATGTAAAACAAAATGTAAATTTAGAAATGGCGAAAGAATTTAAAGCTGCAATACAAGATGTAGAAACAATATTTTGGGAGACTAAAAAATGAAGATATCAGAAACTAAAAGTTATGTAGAAACTGATGATGGTATTAAAACTTTAGAGGAGCTTCAATGTAGTCCTCCTAATACATGTAAATATGTTTTTAAAGAACGGAAAGCACCTGAATCTGTTAATGGATTTATGACAGGTGCATGCGTGTATTGTGGTAAGACTCATAAAGAACGTATCATAGAAAGAATAAAAGATTACCCAAAACTACCTAATGGTGATTTTGATATGGAGCATAAACTTAATAAATATGCAGATGCAACAGTGTCTAGAATAATCGAAAAAATAAGAAAAGAAAAAGGTTTTATTTAATGGGTAGAAAAAACTGGACTAAATGCTACGACTGTGGTAGAAAATTAAATGTAAAACGAATGGAAAAGTCTGGACACAATCACGGATGTGAATACTGTTTCAGAAAAAATAGGAAAAAGGAACGAAGAAATGTACACGTACAAAGCTGATGTAATAAAAATAATTGACGGGGATACGATAGATGTAAATATCCACTTAGGATTCAATGTCATCTTATATAAGCAAAGGATTAGGCTGATGGGAATTGACACCCCAGAGTCTAGAACTCGTAATCTAGAGGAAAAAGCACGAGGATTATTATCTAAACAATATGTTGTTGATAGATGTCCTGTTGGTTCTAGTATCATGATAGAGTCTTTGGACAGAGGTAAGTTCGGAAGAATACTCGGAAACATTTGGGAAGCAGGTCAAGACGCTGACCCTGACACAAGCATTAACAAAAGAATGATTGCAGATGGATTTGCTGTAGAATACTATGGTGGAAATAAAGATGCTCTTGAAGCAGCTCACATGAAGAACAAAGAAATACTCATTGAAAAGGGTTTGCTATCTGAGTGAAAATTAAAAACAAAATAATTAGATTAAGGCAAAATGACCCGTATATCAAAGCATCTCAAATTGCTAGAGAGTTCAAGGTTAGTCGTGTTTATGTTCATAAAATTTTAAAAGAAAATGATTTAGCTACTGTCGCTGATGAGCGTCCTGAAGACTACGATGAATGTACAGCGTGTGGTGACTCAATAGTGCCAAGTTTAGCCCTTAAATTTAAAGGGAGACTTTTTTGCAATAAGAAATGCCATACTAATTATCGATTTCCTACTTTAATTTGTGAAAGATGCGGAAAAGAATTTAAAAGAAACAAAAACATAATTGAGCAGAGGGCTAGACAAAAGTTTGAAGGTTCTTTTTGTAGTTATGAGTGTTATCAGATAAAAAGGAGCCCTCCTAAGCCAGATTTTGACCTTGACCAATATGCCTTAAACGAATGGCATAAAGTAAAATTTTATGATGATTTAAGAGCAGAAGGATTGCTTCCGTCCCCACCCGTTAAACAAGCATACAGAAGACCTATTAATAAAAAAAAGTATCGCCCTTTTATAGGAGTTACAGATGAAAAAGGTGTAAAACAAAAACAAGAAGCCTTGTTAAGAGATTACATTGTAGAGCATTTTAATAGTCTAGGTTTAAAAAATTTCAAAGTTCTTAATGAAGAAGTAAGTTTGCCTAACGCTGGTCGTGTAGATATTTTATTGCAGAGCAAATTAAATAATAAGTTAGTTCCAGTAGAGCTTAAGTTTAAAGGTGAAACTAAATTAAGAAGTCAAATAATGACTTACGTAAATTATTTAAAAGAAACCCAAGGATACACGTTAAAAAACAAAGATTATCATGGTTTAGATTGTGAAAGAGGAATTATTATAACAGGTGACGTTAGATATGCTGTAGATATAGCTCTTATAAATGACCCTGTTGACATATATGAGTGGGATATAGACGATAAAGGTCTTTACCTAAATAAATATCAATCGATAACTAAAATTTTATCTTATTGTTTTGATAAAGCGTTAATGGAGAATAAAGCGTACACAACCTTGAAAGATGCACTTTACAGTGGAGAAGAAATAGATTATCGACTGATGGTGCAATTAGGCAACGATTTATTTAAAGACTCTAATACTAAAAAAACAATAGGCAGATTATTTGCC